CAGAACTTGCAGTTAATTTCATAGCCAAATCATTAGGAGAAAACCCAGGGGGCAATTTTTTATACATCACTGCATCTGATGATTTACGTAGTGAGGTTTCTGTTAAAATAAGGGATATTGTAACATGTCCTGAATATATTGCGATGTATGGAGTCGAGCTAAAAAAAGATCAGAACGCAAAGAATCTATGGAGGACAAAGCAGGGTGGCGGGCTAAAGACTGCGACTATACAAGGGCAGATAACAGGGTTTGGTGCAGGTCAAATGATTGAACATAATGAATTAGAAGATTATATTAGAAATTTTGAAGGATGTATTATTCTTGATGATATTAATAAGATAGGGGACGCTTTAACTGAAAATGCTAATAATGACAAGGCAAATAAAAGAATATTCGATACTATATTTAGCCGCAAAAATTCACCTGATACACCAATAATTAATATACAGCAACGTTCTGGGCTTGATGATGCAACAGCTAATTTATTAGAATATTATGAAGGAAAAGATAATTATGAAAGCATTGTGTTGCCAATTATAAATGAAGAAGGTATCCCTATGTGGGAGTGGAAATTTCCATTAGAAGATATTGAGTCATTAAAAACAAATCCTAAAACGTCTCATATGTTTGAGACTCAATACATGCAAAATCCTATGCCACTGGAAGGTATGGCACTTGCAAAAGGAACAATCAAAACCTACAAATCAATACCGACAGAAATAATAGAAGAAAACGGAGTTAAAAAAGAAGTTGAACAAGGGTGGAACTTTGCTTTTATAGATACTGCCGACGAAGGAAAAGATAATTTTGCAATGCCTATTCTTAGGGTAATAGGTAATTATGTTTATTTAAAGGATTGTATTTTTGATCAGGAAAATCTAACAGTTCAATTATCACAAGTAGCAGGTAAATTAAAAGAGCATGACCATTTTGCACAGATAGTTGTTGAGACTAATAGTGCAGGGGCTTTCTTTAAACGTACACTAGCTTTAAATCATCCTGATACAGAGTTTTGGGGGCAATGGTCAAAGGGAAATAAAATGGCTAGGATATTAAGTTATGCAGGTATTATAAAACTTTACTTTTTGTTTCCAGAGAATCCAAACCCAGATGTTGAAAGATATATGAATCAAGTTTATAGACTTTTAAAGACATCCAAGGACAAAGATGATGCTCCTGATGCTTTGGCTGGGGCTGCGGCACATCTTGAATTACATTATGGTTTATTTAATGATTGACAAAAAGACATAATATTAATACAAATTAAAACAAATAGATATTTCATATATAAAAATATAGGGGTTTATATTAAATATTGTTTTAAAAAGACATAATAAAATAGCAATATGTCAAGGCAGTCAATTATGGCTGCTTTTTTTATGTTTTATATCTCATACCTATAAAATATATTTAAAAATACATGACAAATATCATTGATATTTTGATAAGTTAAATTTTTAATATAAATTTGTCAAAACATGTTTATCAATGATTGGATCTAATTTATTTGATAAGTGGGCTTTAAACCGTGTTAATAGGTTAAATAGTGCATTTAATGTAAACCAATATGGCAGACCATTTTCTTTAGACTATCAAGGTGATAAGCCTAGTTGGATAAGTTTGTCAACACCACAGGACTTTGAAAAAGCTGTAAGGTTCAATCCAGTTGTAAAATCAGCAATTAATTTACTTGCAACATCTTCAAGCAATGGTAAAAAGATAGCTACTGACATTTCATCAGGCGAAACAATTCCATGGACTGAAAAAAGATCAGGCATTCAAGAGGCTTATAAATTATTAATTCAACGTCCAAATCCTGTTCAATCAGCAAAAGAATTTGCATTCCAAGGAACATTTTATTTAAAAACATTTGGGAATAGGTACGTGAATGTAGTTTTGCCTCTAGGAATGGATAAAGAGATCGACTTAATGAATATCGGAGCGATGTATAATCTACCTAGCCAATTTATAGAAGTAAGAAAAACAGGTAAACTATATAGCCAGACAGAATTAAAAGGAATTATTTCTAAATATGCCCGTACAAATGTAAATCCAGTTGAAGAATATGAGCCAGAATGGATACTTCACTTTAATGAAGTTAATATATCTAGCGACCAACCTACATTAATGGGTGTTTCTAAATTAGAAGTCTTGAAAATGCCTATAACAAATACACAACTGGCATTTGAGGCAATGAATACAATTTTGAAATCTAGGGGTATGCAGGGGATTATATCCCCAAAGAAAACAGACGGCATGGGTACGAGTGTTTCTCTTACGCCAAATGAGAAAAAAGAAGTAGATGACAAGTTTAAAAATGATTATGGGTTACTGAACGGGCAAAACCCATTTTTATTAACCCCTGTTGCCTTGGATTATATTAAGACAGTTATGAACTCAAAGGAATTGGGTATATATGAAGAGTTTTCAAATAATGCTATACTTATAGGTAATGAGTTTGGAGTTCCTCCTGAATTGATTAAAACATACATTCAAGGTGCAACGTATGAAAATCAAGTCCAATCTGTAAGAAGGTTATATGAAAATACAACTATCCCAATGGTTGATGAAGAAGACAGTTACTGGTCTTACAGATTAAATACTGCTAAATATGGGTTTGAAATAAAGACAACATGGGATCACATACCAGCTTTACAGGATGGATTTAAGGATAAGGCTATAGCTTTAAGGTATAATGGCATGACATCAAAAGAGGCTTATACTGAGAATACAATAACTGTAAATGAATACAGGTTATCAATAGAAGAAGATATATTGCCTGATGGTGATGTATATAAATTTGAATGGGACAAAAAAAATACACCAAATGAAAACAATGAAAACAATGAAACCGAAGAAAGCGAAGTTGACGAGTAAAGAGATTGAAAAGCTTAAACATGAAAAGCTTAAAAAAATGGATAGGTTAATTAAAAAATAAAGTCATGGATTACGTTATAAAACAATTTCCAGATAAGAAGTTCAGTGATAAGATGGATCAAACAAGATTCATTAAAAAGCATTTTGATGAAATTAAACAAATTAAAATGGCTGAATATAAAACTAATTCAGAGGTAAATATAAAATCTGATATTATAAAAGAATTTATTCCAGATATTGAGCCTATAACGTCTGATATTATTTTAGTTAAATCTGTTATTAATACTACAAATATAATTGATAGCCATTTGGATTTACACATGGCTACTATTTGGAACAAAACAGTAAAAGACAATCCGTTTTCATATCATTTAAAACAGCATGAAGCAAGATTTGAAAGTGTAATATCAAATAAAGCAAAAAGCTACAATGAAAGCTCTAATTTTAATGTTCTTGGTTTAGATGTAGATTTTAAAACTATTGCCAATATAAATGAGTTCACATTATCAAAAAGTAAAATGCCATTTATGTTTGATGCTTACGCTAATGGAGATGTAAAAGAGCATTCAGTTGGGATGATGTATGTTAATCTTGATGTTGCGTATTACGATGAAGAAAGCCAAAAAAATATGGATTTCTTTGAAGAGATGAAAAAATTGGCTGTGAACCCAGACATGGCAGATGAGTATGGTTATTTCTGGGTAGTGTACGAAGGAAAGAAAAGAGAGGGTAGCGCAGTTGTGTTTGGAAGTAACAGCGTAACCCCAACATTATCAGTGAAAAATTATGAGCCGCCAAAAAGCACTCAGAAAAAAATAAACGAGCCGTTAAAAAACACTCAAAAGACATGGAATGAATTAATAAACGAAATTTTTTAAAATCATGAATGAAGAAGAAAAAAAAGAGTTGTTAAAAGAACTCGAATCAAAGATCAAATCTATAATCACTAATTCTACAAAAGAGAATGTGAATGAAAAAGATTTGAATGAAAAAATTGAAGCGATCAATAAAACGATTGCTGACAATTTATCAAACGAAGACATGGCAAAACTTAATAGTGCTGTTGAAAAATTAACATCGGATTTGAGTGTTGCAAATGAGGCCCTAAAAACACAAGGGACAGAACTTAAAGCCTTAAAAGAAAAAGGTACTGAACAGAAAGTAAATAAACCAGTGTCTTTCCGTAAAGCATTAGAAGATGCAATAATGGAAAAATCTGATATACTTGTTGAAAAAAATGACGACAATGGTAAACGTCTTTCACTAAAGGATTACTTTACAGAAAAAGGAAATAAAAGTACTCCAACCTTCACGATGAAGGCTGTTGACTTTCTTGAAAGCAATATTGTAGGAAGCAATGTTTCCACTGTTAGATTGACAGAACTTGATCCTCAAAGGGTAGGTATTCCATTGACAATCTATCCTCATGTAATGGAATGGATGCCATCGAAAGGTATTACACGCCCTTACATGTCTGTGTTGGTTGTTTATTCATATTCTGATGGGGCAGGGACAAAAACAGAGGGATCAGCCCCTAGTCAATCAAGTTTCTTGTTGAAAACAGTTGAATTTAAAGCGTTTTACATTTCAACATATGGTACTTTATCTGATGAAACATTGGATGACTTGCCAGAAGTACTCGATGAAATTGCAATGGTTTTCCCAGATAAAATATTAGATAATATTGACGGACAAATATTAGGTACTGCGGGTGATGATTCTACTGCCATTGCTGGATTGTTTACAGCAAACAAACATACTGATTACTCAGGAGCTGCTTATGCTGCTTCAATAGCTGGGGCAAATATGATTGATCTGATTGGAACTATGGCTTCACAAGCAGAAACTGCTAAATATCCGTCTGATGCTATTATAATGAATCCAGCTGAGATTAAGATCTTAATGGAATTAAAAGACTTATTGAACAATTCAATAAGTGATCGTAGGATTTCATTTGATAGTTTAGGGCGCCCTGTGTTTGTACAAGGATTGCGAATTTTTAAAACAACTGGAATTGCAGCGAATACAATGGCTGTTGTTGATACAAAACAGTTGATTATAGGAAAACGTAAGGAAATGACAATAGAAATAGCTTATAATGGCACTGATTTGACAGAAGGTCAAAAAACAGTTATTGTTAAAGTTCGAGTTGCTTTTGCTGTAAGAGACAAGGCTGCTATTATTTATTCAGACGATGTTGATACTGATTGGAATGCCTTAGCTTCTGTATAATGAAAAAGTTATTTATACTTTTCATATTAGTTTTTGCAGCATTAATTAATATGGCCGCAGACAGAGATAATTTGCGTATTCGAACAGGTTATACGATGCTTACACGACCACTTGCGTTAAATGCAAGTGATACTATCAACGCAAGCGACACGGTTACATTTACAATTACTAACTTACAGAAATATTTCCAACATCAAACATTTTCAATTGGATTAGATTCTGTAAGCGGTACTCCTGATGTAACCATTACTGCTTATGGTAGGGTAACAGACGAAAGCGATTGGACTGCAATAGGTAGTGCAATAAGTTGGTCAAGTGATTCTAATGATGGTGATATTACTTCTACTGCACCTTATAATTACAACTACTTAAAAGTTGAATTTATAGCAGGATCAGGAGCGCAACAGACACTTATTAATGCGTTTGAGGTAAAAACATCTAATATGTATGATATTCCTGCAAATTCAGGGACATTAACAGTTTCAAGGGCAACAGAGGGAACGGTAACAATAACTAGTGCTGATAACAATGCAAATGCGGCGTTAACAATTGGGGCAGGTGGAACAGGAGCATTAACATTAGGTGATGCGACCAGTACAACTGCAATCACATCTACTGATTGGGCTATTGGAGCGACTGGCGCAATGACTGGAATAGGAGCTATTACAGCCGATGGATTAATTACAGCCAATGCAGGTGTAACGCTTGGGGCTGGTGATGATCTTATTGGGTCCTCCACTTCAGATATTACGATCGGAACAACTGCTTTCACTGTTGCAGGAGCAACCGGGGACGTTGGCGTTGGAAATGATTTAACTGTAACTGGAGAATCAACGTTTAATGATGATTTACAAATTAACGCTTCTATCGATATTGATATTACGAGCACCGCGGATGAATATGTTTTACCGGCTTATGTTGATTGGAGAACAGGCGCGGATATGACGTCCGGTGGATCTTATGGGGTCTGGGGTTTGGCAAGAGTAAGTCATTCGGTTCAAAATGCACTTGGAGCAAAAGGACAAGTTTATTTTGGAAGTTTAGCTTCCGACGCTAAAGTTGTAAATCAATGTAGAGGCGTTGAAGGTGCTATCGATTTAGATACAGACAATGAAATAGGTGTTTTGGATGACATTTCTTCAATAGGGGGTTACTTAGGACCCTATAATTCTGGGGATGTTACTACGACCGCAGGTGGAACAGTTAGCGTTCTTGACCTTGTTTATATGCCAGAAACCAACATGAGCGTTGAAACTCACGGGATAAAATTAACAGCTAAATCAACAAGTGCAGGACCAAGAATGGATTATGGACTTCGTATTCAAAATCAAGGTATTAGTACGGCTAATATATATCTTGAAAATGAAAATCTTGCAAATACATCTGTTACAAATGACATTATGATGTCAAACACGGCAGGTGATGTTACTAACGGAATTAACATGAGTGCAGCCGCTTATTCCGGAGCCGATGTAATTACATCAAGTGGGGCTAAAATATTTACAGGATCGGCCGCAACCGGAGATGCTGTTTACGCAGAAGTGGGTGCCTACGATGCAACTGGTTCTATATATATTAGCACGGCAGGCGCAATGTATGTTCAAGTAGCAAATGCAGGTGCAGCAACAGACTGGTTTAAGGTGACAACCTCAGACGCTGATTAATTATGAAAGCACAAATAAAAAGAACAGGTAAAATAATCGAAGGTAAAGCGGCTGAGGCGTTTGTTAAAATCGGACTTGCTGAAGAAATTCAGGAAGAAAAACCGTTAACCGCCAAAGAAGTTTCTACCTTGATTGTAGCCTGTGAAACCGTCGACGAACTTGAACAATTCAAGGACGACAAAAGGCAAGTAGTGAAAACTGCTTACAATAAAAAGTTAAAAGAACTTGAATAATGAGTTTAATTGATTCAACATATTTTACAGGCATGATTGCCCTTCCAGTTAAA